AGATGTATCAAATTTGTAAATTATATTTCGTCTTAGAGTGGGGAAATTGGTTAAATTATTTGCGTAAATTATTCCAATACCACTTACACTTATCTTATAAATCTGATCAAAATTGGTTCCCAAAACTACATTAGTAGCTAAAGCTGATCCGGTGTCACATGAGCCACCGACAGAGAATACATCTTCTGTATATGCAGCTGGATATTTGAATTGTCTCAAATAAGATTGTAGTTCGGTTTGATTTTCAAAACATTCAAGGAAAGTGCCTTCGCTATCGTAAAGCTTGGAAGATCCAGTTTCTGTGGCATCAGATGATTTTGAAAGATCATTAACGCCACGCATGAATACTTTAAACTGTAGCTGTTCTCCGATATAACTTTCATTAATAACAGAATCTGTTAAGAACAGAAGTTCTTCCCCGTTGTCAAGAGTTTTTACATAGGATACGCCGATGTATCCGGGATTTAGAGTTGAGCCATCAATGCTGACAAAATCCCCGTAATATAAACCAAGATTATTGAGAAGTTCTCTTCCCAGAACATTTTTTATGACGTTGTAAGTCGTACCCGATAATCCTGAAATGCGATTGAATTGCGGAGGTTGTAAAAAATAATCTCTATTATATTTCGTTATTTGATTATCAATATCTTCAATGGTAACTACATTGGCAATTACAATATTATTTACATAAGAATCAAAGGTGTATGTTCCACCAAGATTAGCATCAATTATTTCTGCCTCATCTAAGTAATCAGCACCCGAAATTGTAAATGTATAACCAGCAGTCAATCCTCCGAAGAATAGACTAAGTTCTTCGAAATCACTATCTTGAAGACATTCGTTATAGTCAATTAAAACTTTATTGAAGCTGTCAAAATAAACAAACTGAGGGCTACATTTGAGCCGTTTATTATACAAGCTATACTCATCTGATTGTAAAAGTTGGATGCCGTATAGGGTAGCACCACGCACTTCCACGAAGGCATAACTTGAGGGAGATGAAAAATGCATTTTTTAGTATGCTAGGTAATATACGGTAGTTGTAGCTGTGTCAGATTTTACGAAAAGATTATATGGGTTTGATATTTCGATGAAAAGCTTTTCACCGGGATCCATCTGGAATCCAGTTGCTCCCGTATTGCCAGTGACATAGACTGAGTATCTATTTGACGCGGCTGACTTAATTTGTACTCCATAGGTTACCCCGATACTTGTGATTGAGGTAAGTCTTTGGAAGGAAGTTGTAGTAGCCAAGGAACCCGTTGATACTGTGGATACCAACTCAGGCATGGTCTTGATCTTTCCTGTACCACCAGAAAGATAAGATGAAATATTAGCTACATTTGTGTTTATAGTATTTCCAAGATATGCGGCATTTGTGCTTATCGTGGATAGTGTAGATTCAATGGTTGTTCCAGTTACAATTACTGGATTTCCACCCGTATAACCTTGAATCTTAAGGGGTGATGAAACGTCGTTGATAACCGCAACCGTAGATGCTAAGTTTGCGGTGATGCTGAAGGATCCTCCAGCCAACGAAACGTAAAGGGCATTCACACCAGTGCTTGTGTCAATCGATGCGGAGGCGGTGGTATTACCGCCAATTATCCTCGAAAATATCGGAAAAGCAACACTGGCTGACTGAACGTAACCACCTCCACCCGTAGTGAAGGTATCGGCAAGAGTATTTACTAGAACACCAAATGTAGTACCAGATCCTGTATTAAGAGAATTTGAAATGGTTGTTAGCTTGGTGTTTGCCCCAGAATCAGTAACTGAAACTGCGGCTCCAGAAATACCAGCAACTTCAAGATATGTGCCAGAAACATTTCTGACATAGGCGTTTGATATTGCATTTAAAGTAAGTCCACCTGTAATTCCGCAGTAATATATAGGTTATATAATGCTCATAGACATCTCACACAAAAATGAATTTTCCAAAAAAGTGGAAGATTATGTGCTTAAACACAATTCAAGCTATTTGGATGCTGTTCTTAACACAGCACAAGAATATAATATCGAACCGGAAGCAGCTGCAAAGCTGATTTCTAAACCGATAATCGAAAAGCTTTCGGCTGAAGGCAAGGAACTAAATCTTGTTAAAAACAACAAGTCTAGACTTCCTTTTTAAATTCTTTACTGTATCATACTCTCATTAGGCCAAGGTAGTCCCTTGGGGAAAGGTTTTATATGTCAAATTTCAGTGATTTCAAAAAGCGTTCTAAGTCAAGCATCGAAGATCTAACCAAGAAGATTGAGGATCTAAACAAGGAAGCATCCTACAAGGATGATCGATTCTGGAAGCCAGAAGTCGATAAGGCTGGTAATGGCTATGCCGTTATTCGCTTCCTCCCTGCTGCTCCCGGAGAAGACATTCCATGGGCTAAGGTTTACTCACATGCCTTCCAAGGCAAGGGTGGCTGGCTCATTGAGAATTGCCCAACCACGATTGGTCAGAAGTGCCCAATCTGCGAAGGCAACAGCGAACTCTGGAACAGCGGTATCGAAAAGGACAAGGATATCGCTCGTAATCGTAAGCGCAAGCTTTCTTACATCTCAAACATCCTAGTTGTTAGCGACCCAGCCAACCCAGCCAACGATGGTAAGATGTTCCTCTATAAGTATGGCACCAAGATCTTTGGTAAGATTCAGGAGTCCATGCAGCCCCAGTTCAAGGATGAGGAAGCCATCAACCCATTCGACTTCTGGAAGGGTGCTAACTTCAAGTTGAAGATTCGTAAGGTTGCTGGATTCATCAATTACGATAAGTCTGAGTTTGATTCTCAGTCAGAACTCTATCGCGGTGACGATGAAAAGCTTGAATCGCTTTGGAAGAATCTAAACAAGCTTAATGAGTTTGTCAATCCGACTGAGTTCAAGACTTACGAAGACCTCAAGAAGAAGATGAATGATGTTCTTGGTGGGGACCTTCGTGACATCGGTGCTCAGTCAAAGACTATTGAGGATGAAGATACCCCATCAACTCCTAAGCGGTCTGGTCCTTCAGATTCAGAGGATGCGATGGCATACTTCGAACGTCTGTCTCGGGAAAATTAATAACTTAAAGTTCTCCAACTAACGTCAAGAACTTTCTGCATCTGCAATATCAACCCGGAGTCGCCAATACTATTGAGGCTCCGGGTTGATTGTTCATTGCGGTTTGGTTGAATTGGTCTTTGACCAAGAACGGCTGGAATTGAGGGTGCTGATGCAGCCTCTGATTTGTCTGAAATAAATTGTTGTGGATCAAATTTTTCTTGATTGATCTTAATAGGATTTCCGGATTGAATTGTTTTCAATTCCTGAATTTTCTGCATAACGACTTCTTCAAGATCTTCCTTTTGCTCGTAAATTGAAAGCTGTTCAGATCTAGTTTCAACCTTGATCTTGTCTTGCTCAGGCATATTTCTTTCAGCCTGACGCTCTTTCTTTTCTTGTACCGATAGTTCCTTCTCCTTAGTTTTTACTTTAGCTTCTTTGATCTTTGGAGGAGGTGGAGTTTTTTCTTCAATTTCTTTTGGTACAACTTCAGTTACCTTTTCATTTGATGCTTCTTCATTTTCATTTTTTTCACCAGTAACATCATTAGTAGTCTTTACTGGTTCGGCTTCAGTCTTGTAGCTAGATTTTTTATTTGAGAGTTCAGTTTCTATCTCCTGAAGTCTTTTATCATAAGCCTCTTGAGTAATTTTTTTATTATCAAGATCTTCTAATAGTTGCTCCTTTTCCTTTTCCAATAGATTGGTGTCATCTTCTGGCTTTGAAGATGTCTCGGTGAGCATCATTTTAAAGAAGTTGGTTGGCTTAGGTTCTTCGTTCATGATAATTCGTTATATCCTTTTGCTGATGCTGCTTTAAGTTTTTTCTCTGTCTGATATGCTTTGATCTGTGATATGAAAACGTCAAGTTCCCACGGAATCATTCTTTCAATCTCGGATAGCGGAAGATCATGCTTGTAGATAAGATTGAAAAATTTTACATACTTATCTACTAAATTTTCACTATCGAGAATTAAGAAAAAAAACGCAGATGTTCTCCAATAATTGCTGTTCTTGAAACTCCGTCAGAAGTTGTATAGCCAACTTCAAAATAAATTTCTGGATTGTTTTCTATAAAATCCTTTATTTTATTGTATTCATCGATTTTTAAATTCTTAAGAACTTCAACTCTTTCCTCAAGAGGAAGATTATCCATAATGAAATACTCATCTTGTTTTTCAAA